TCGGGCTTTGATCCATGGCGCTCATTAAGGGCCGCGTCAACTTTCAGGCCAAGCCGCATCAACGCGCGGTCCTTAATGATCGGAAGCGTCATCGCGGCGTGGTTATGCACCGTCGCGCTGGCAAGACCGTTACCGCTGTGTTCGACGGCTACGAGACGGTGCTGGCCTGCCCGTTGCCTTCGCCTCGCGTCGTCTACATCGCGCCTTTCCTGAAACAGGCAAAGAAGCTGGCTTGGGATTACATGGCGTCGGTCGCGAAGTCTGGCAACCGAACGGGTGAGTTCTTCGATATCAGCAAGGGTGATCTCTGCATTACCTACTTACCAACTGACTCTAAGTTCTTCCTGCTAGGCGCTGATAACATTGACGCGATACGCGGCATGTACTTTGACAAGGCGATAGTCGACGAGGTGGCGGATTGCGACCCTCGACTATGGGACTCGGTACTACGTCCAGCGCTTGCCGATCGGCAGGGGAGGGCGCTTTTGATGGGTACGCCGAAGGGTCGCATGAACAAGCTCTATGAGCTGTCGCGCGTCTCGGTCGACGATCCGACATGGTCTTTCCATAACTACAACGTCCTTCAAACCGGGATGTTGCCACAGCATGAGATCGACGAGGCGCGCCGCGATATGCAAGAGGCGCTCTTCGAACAAGAGTTCATGTGTAGCTTTAACGCGGCCTTGGTGGGTGCGGTCTACGGCAAGGAAATGGATGCGCTGCAAAAGGCGCGTCGGCTGACGATGGTCAAGTATGACCGGACGCTTCCGATCGTCACGGCGTGGGATCTTGGATGGGCGGATGCAACAAGCGTCGGGATCTACCAGATTGCCGGCACTGAGATCCGCTGCATTGGCTACCTCGAATTCACGCTTACCAAGCTGCCCGATTGCATCAAGGGCGTGCGCGAATGGTGCGGCGAGCGGGAGGTCGATTTGACGGGTGCGCGCCATATCGGGCCGCACGATTTGGAAGTGCATGAGTATGGGTCGGGCATGACGCGAAAGCAGATCGCCGCGAACATGGGCTTTGATTTCGAGCTATCTCCGAAGGGGTGGAGCTTGGCCGATGGCGTCGAGTCCGTCCGCAATATGCTCGATCACTTTTGGATGGACGAAGGCGAGTGCGCGCACCTTCTCGAATGCTTGGTCAACTACTCATACGGGTATGACGATTTGAACCGATCGTTCAAGACGACACCAAAACATGACTGGACGTCTCACGGCGTCGACCAATTGCGAATGCTGGCGACGGCCTATGACCGGTCCAACTTCATATCGCAACCACTCCTTTTTGACACTGGCAACGCAGGCTACGGAAGATCGAGGCGAGACAAATGGTATTGAGGGCAGCAAGCACAAAACAGGGTTACGACGGCATTGTCGCGCACCTTCGCCAGTCGATTGAGACGTCGCTCGATGCTGCGTCACGCGGCAATCAACAGCGGGCGCGGGCTTGGCAGCAATTCATGCTTGAGCCTACCGGGACCGAACAAGACGGACAGTCGACTATCCAGTCGGCCGACGTGAATTCGATGATCACGGCCGTCTGCGCGCAAATGGTGATTTCGTTCTCGACGGACGCGGTTGTGACGCTTGAGGCCGAGAGCGCGGAAGACGAAGAAGCGGCGGCCGCTGAAAGCCGGGCCGTCAACAAGGTTGCCATCCAAGACAACGGCGGCTTTAGCGTCATGCTTGGCGGCGTGCAAAACGCGCTGATGTATCGCAATGGCTATCTGAAAGTCTGGTGGGATTCGGACGTCGATCGCTCGACAATGACGATACCTGGGGTCTCGGAAGAGTTGCTTCCGATCGCCATGGATACGACCGACGACGCGACCGGGCAACCCGACCCGACCTTGAAAAAGCGGCTTGTGTCCTACAACCCGGAAAAGCAGGTTGCGCGGATCGAGGTGACGAAGACCGTCAAGTCCTTGACGGTCGACGCGGTCGCCAATGACCGGTTCTTCATGACGCCCGATTGGGATCGAATGAGCCTGCACAATTGCCCGCTTACCGGCGAGGTCCACTACAAGACCCGTAACGATCTCGTGCGCATGGGCGTGCCTCAAGCGGTTGTCGACGATCTGCCCGCGACGGTGCGCAACTCCGGATCTGAAAGCAACGGCCGGCGTCGAAAGGGACAGGTTGTCGACCCGATCGTCAAGGCTATGGAAATCTGCCGGGTGTTCGAAGCCTATGCTTGGCTGTCCTTCGATGAAAAGGACGATACGGCCTATCTTTACCGGTGCTGGCTATCGGAGGCGGCCGGCTCGGAAGATTGGCTCTTAGATCCGGATCCGGTGTCGCGGGTGCCTTATTGCGCCGGCACTGCATTCCCGATCGCTAACCGCCATCATGGCGAGGCGCTGTCCGACAAGCTGTCGTCAATCCAGAGCGGCAAGAGCGAGCTGCTTCGCCAGTGGATCGACAACGTTAAGAATTGCTCCTTCGGCCGGTTCGGCGTTGTCGCCGGGCAAGTCGAGGCGGCGGATATTCTCGCGCCTAAGGCTGGCGGTCCCGTTCGCATGAAGCAAATCAACTCGATCACGCCTATCCCGGTGCTCGATGTCGGGCCGTCGATCGCGGCCGCATTGCAGATGTTTGACAAGATGCGCACGGAACGCGGCGGCGCGGCCGTCGACATGGTCGGGTCGGAAGAGCAGCTCGCGCAGGATACCGCGCACGGAACGGAGCGCGTCTATGCGTCCAAGGAGCTGCTTGTCTCTTACATGACCCGCAACCTTGCGGAGAGCATGATTCGCGGGATGTTCCTGCTTGCTCACTCCGAATTGCGCGACGGGCAGAACGGGCCGATTAGCCTCAAGATGAACGGCGCTTGGACGCAGTCCGACCCGGCGTCTTGGAAGCCGCGCAGCTATTGCAACGTCAAGATGGGCTATTCGATGGGTGAGCGGACGCAGATCTCCGCGACGCTCTTCGCGGCAATCCAGCTCTATCAGGCTGCACTTGCCTCCGGTCTTGAAGGCCAGCTCGTGACGCTCGACGGCCTTTACAAGCTGATTACGGATTGGATGACGGTCAACATGATCGACAATCCCGAAAGCTACTTGGTTGACCCGGCCTCGGAAGAGGCGAAGGCGGCCGGCGAGACGAAGGCGCAACAGTCCAAGCAACAGGCGCAGGATACGGCCGATCAAGCCGCAAAGATCGCCGCGCTACCAGAACAAATTGCGTCGGCCATGGCGAAATACAAGTCAGACCAAGAAACGCAGTTCAAATACTTCAACGCGACTTTGCAAGCGCAAGTCGATCAAAGCAACGCCGAACGTGCGGGGGTTATAGACTTTGCTAAAGCCAGAAGTGAAGCGGCAGATCTGCGAAGCTCTAACGCCGCAGGTAATCGAGATCCTAAAGGAGGAGCTGACGGAAAACCTCCTAAAGGCAAGGGTCGCGGATCTAGCGAACCCGGAAGGGCTAAGCCGGCCTCTTCTCGTAAGTGAGATCGTCAACCAACTAGAGGGAATAGATTATGTCTGCGGACAACTCCAACAACTCCACTACGAATTCACAGAGTCGCCTAGCGGAAGCCGGATCGAAAGATCGAGGCGCGCGAGCCGCCGAACGGATATTGCGTGAAAGCGGCGCAACCCGGGCCGAACCGGCTGGCAAGAGCGGGCAGTCGCGCCGGCCTTTCGCACGCGATCGGGACAATGATCCCTCAGGAAAGAATTTGCCGCTCGATAAGGCGGCGGAAATGTTGGGCTTTGGAACCAACGAAGGTGAACAAAGGAAATCGTCACGCTCTGACCGCAGCAAGAGCCGTGATGATGTAGGGAAGCGCGGGAACGAGGCAACCCGCGCTGCCCCTGACGCGTCGGCCGATGATGCGCGTGCGAACGCGAACCGGCCGGCGCTTGAGCTTGACGACGACGATCTAGACCCGGCCGAGAGGAAGGCGAAGAAGTCGAAGTCCAGGACCGTTTCCGACTTTGCAGAGGAAATGGGCGTTGATGCTAAGGCACTCTATGAGCTTGCCGTACCCTTCGACGATGACGACGAGCCAATGACAGTTGGCGCAATGAAAGACCGTATTAAAGAGGTCCGTGATTTCGAGCGGAGACGCGACGAGCATGAGGACTGGCGTACGGAAAGCATGAATGAAGTCCTGTCTGCTAGGCAGCAAATCGACGGCGTTATGCAACGGGTGATGCAGACCATACCCCGTGAAACGCTTGAGAATGCCTTCGGAGATTACATCCAGCAGCATCAGGGGCGAGTAGCGGAGGCGCGAAAGCAGCTTCGGGAATATTTCCCTGAATGGAACGACGCGAGTGTGGCGGCAAAAGATCGAGAGGATCTCGACACGCACTTGGAGACCTACGGCTTTTCGAAGTTTGAAATCGACAACCTGCAAGACGCCCGGTTGATCCGCTTTGCGGTTCACGCCATGCGCCTTATGGGTCGATACAAGCGGATGAAGGAAGAGGTCACTAAGTACCGTGACAAGATCCCGACGACTGCGCCAACCTCGCGTCGTGCCGTTCGTCAAGATCCATCCGCGAGGGCCGACACGCTCGCCAAGAGCGGCGACAAGCTCGGCGCTATCGCTTCACTCATAGGAAAATAGAATATGTCTACCGCTAATCTCGATAGCGCGGACCTGAAGGCCGTAACATCCGGCGGCCTGATCCGCGAAGACGTCATGAACAAGATTTGGGATATCTCGAATATCCCGCTTCCTTGCTCCGAACGCATGGGCTCGGATTCCTGCGACAACGAATATACGGAATGGACGCAGGACAAGCTGCAGGCTCAAAACCTCGCAAATGCGCAGGTCGACGGCTCGACGCAGAACGCCGCGAACAATACCAACTCGGGAAAGCGTCTCGGCAACCATTGCCAGATCTCTACCAAGACGGTGCAGGTTTCCAGCCGTGCCGATCAATCGAACGTCATCGGCATGGGTCGGGAAACCGCCTATCAGGTGATGATGCGCCAGCGCGAGCTGCGCCGCGACGTTGAAGGCATTCGCTTGTCCGGACAGGGTTCCGTTGCTGACGATGGCAACGCGACGCCCGGCAAGGCCGCATCCATCTTCGCCATGTGCATGACGAACAAGAACAACGGCGCGACCGGCTCGACGCCCGGTTTCAACACGGGCACGAAACTGTTTGGCGATATTGTGCCTGGCACTAAGCGCGCCTTGACGGAAACCATGGTGCGCGACATGGCGCAGTCGATCTATATCGCGGGCGGTGACCCTTCGATCATGATGACGCGTCCGGAGCTTATCCGGAAGTTTTCGGAGTACTGCTTCACGTCGTCGTCGCGCATTGCGACCCTGACGTCGCAGGCCGGGCAGGAAGAAGCGCCGCTTACCGCAAAGGGCGCGGTGAACGTCTTCGTGACTGACTTCGGCGTGACGCTCGATCTCATTCCGAACCGCTTGCAGCCGATCGTGGCGGCCGGCGTTGGTAACGTCCTTATGGCTGACTTCGATTATATCGATGAAGCCCTGATGTACGGTTACAAGACTGAGGAGCTCGCCAAGGTCGGCCTGTCGACCATTAGCATGATGTCCGTCGACTGGACGAACAAGGTGCTGAACGAAGAAGCGATGGGCGCAATCCTCGATATCGACTTCACGGTCGCGGTGACGGCCTAAGCGATGGCTGATTTCACGCTGATCGACGGGGCGGAAAAGCAGGAATTCACTTGGCAGAACGGCATGGAATTGGTGCGCCGTCACACGTCATTGGATGAAGCGCAGATCATGCGCGAAAACCAGCTTTTCCGCTCCGATGGTGGGTCGCGGAATCTGTCCTTCGGCAAGTTGGTGCTGCGCATGTCGCAAGCGCAGTACCAATTTCTAATCCGCGTCAATCCCGCTCTGAAATCGAAAGATCCGAAGGAGCGGACGCGGGCTTGGCAACGGCTGACGCAGGATGGCGGCTACCGCAACCTGCAAACGGAGGACCATTGATGGCCGGGAAACTGCACCTGAACTACGTCAATTACAACACGTCAACCGCGTTGGCTAACAAGCCGGCGAACCTTTGGGGAAAGCAGCTCAAGGCTTACGCGGAAGGCTACAACTACGTGAAAAAGGGCGGGGTCTACACGGACCCGCACCCTGCAGGGGCGTCTGCCGGTCTGGCAACCGACACGAAGACGGCCGC